TAGAAATATTCACCGACAAGGGTGATGTAGTCATAGATCCGTGTGCCGGTAGTGGCTCTACTTTGTTAGCCTCTGCCCAATTAGGACGTAAAGCATACGGATTTGAAATAAAGAAAGATTTCTTTAGAGAGGCTAATAAGTTGGTTTTATCCCGAGTCCAACAATCGTTATTTTAACCTTTAACTCCATAAAAATAAATCAATTATGACACACTGGAAAACCCAATTTAATTACCCATATCTGGGCGCTCACAGCCTTCCGGAAGGCAAAGATTTAATCCTTACTATCCGAGAAATGAAGCGCGAAGAAGTGACCGGGGAAAACGGTAAGAAAGATATGTGCTTAATCGCATATTTTCACGAGAATGTCAAACCGATGGTAGTTAACAAAACCAACTGTAAAACATTGGAGAAACTGTTTAAAACGCCAGATATTGAGCAATGGATCAATAAGGCTATGCAAGTCGGCTCCGCTCGTGTAAATGTAAAAGGAGAAATGGTAGATGCACTTCGTATCAGACCATTTGCGCCGAAACTGGATGATACCAGATCAACCGTTGAAACCGGCTCCGCAATCTGGAACAACATTATAGACGGTTTAAAAGGCGGCTATACAGTAAATCAGGTTATCGCTAAGTACAAACTAACCAAAGAACAAATAAAAGAATTACAGAAACATGAAATCCATTAGAATAAAACGGGCAACAACTTGTGGTGTCAGGGTTTGCGAAGGTGAATTATTTGAGGCGCATGGCTTTCAGTTCTGTATAACAAATAGTTTTGATCCGGTTATCTATTATGCCATCGAAGTAACCTCCGGTATGTCTGCATGTAAGCGGTTTACATTTTATTTTGAGAATGAATACGCTTGCATTAAAGCTGTAAAGCAATGGATTGTACAGAATGGAGCACTTTTCGATAATAATTTGCTTGATCGTAGTAAAAAGGCACTGATAAAATACAATATTAAATTTCCTCTAAATAATAAAATATGAAATCCGCTGAACAAAAAGAATTTGAATGGAAAGAAAAACGGCGTGGTCTGATTACAGCCTCCGTTCTTCCTGATCTGATGAAAGCCGGCAAAGGTACGCCATTTGGCAAAGCCGCTTTAGATGTGATGTTTGCTGTTCGCTATGAACGCCGAACCGGAGTAACCCGAGAAAACGGCACAGCAAAGGCCTTCGATTGGGGGCACGAAAATGAACCGCTCGCCGTGGAATGGCTACGTACGCAGCTATTAAATGAAATCAAGTCCTGTACTACCGATTTTGAGGACATCGTATTTAACGAGCCGTTTGAAGGCTTTGGCGATTCGCCGGATGCCTATGTATATGGCTTTGATGGAAAAGTATCGGCACTGGTTGAAATTAAGTGCCCGATGTCACAAGGAAAGATCGAGTCACTACAACTGCTACAGGAAATTAACGACAAAGATGAATACTATTGGCAGTTTCTCGGGCATTTCCTCGGTCGCCCGGATATAGATACCCTATATTATGTCATCTATGACGGCTATGTAAATGACGGGCGTCTGCTTGAAATGCACCGGAGTGATCACACTGAAAACATACAGAAGTTGTATGACCGGGTACGACTGGCAAATGAAATGATAGACGAATCATTACGGAGTGGTCGGGATTTTCCGGAATGTATCGACAAGGCTAAGGAAGTTTTAGCGATAAAGGCTGAAATTGAAACATTAAAACCGAAAGCAAAAGGCAATGTCCCGGTACAAAATCAAATAACAAGGCTAAAAAAGCAATTAAAGAAATTGAAATTAGCAAGTACTGTCACAACACATTAACATAACATTTTAAAATATACAATTATGATGCACACTTGGTTTTTATGCAAAATCCGTTACGAGAAAATAGACTCAGACGGAGTTAACAAAAAAGTTACTGAACCCTATTTGGTCGATGCACTCAGCTTCACCGAAGCGGAAGCACGTATTATCGAAGAAACGACACCGTTTATCACTGGCGAATTTACCGTTACCGATATAAAACGTGCCAATTATAGCGAACTCTTTCCATCTGATGAAGAAGCGGCCGATAAATGGTATGCCGGACGACTTGCTTTCGTTGTGCTGGATGAAAAGACCGCAAAGGAGAAACGAACCTATACGAATGTACTTGTACAGGCTGCCGATCTCCGCGATGCTATGAAGAAAGTAGATGAAGGTATGAAAAATACCATGGCGGAATATCAATCTATTGCATTGAAAGAAACTGCAATTATGGATGTCTACCCATATCGTTCAAAAGATAAGTAACAACAAACCGGGTGAAAGTCCCGGTTAACGGAGCGTAGCTTAAAGGATAGAGCAGCGGCGCGCGCAGTAAAGACAGCAGTATAGGCGGTTCGATTCCGCCTCGCTCCACTACTAACAAATATTATCAAGATGGCAAAATACAACAATACCAAGTACAAAGGATACGACTCTATTCGCGAGTATAGACGGGCGCAAGAACTGAAACTGCTCGAGAAAAAGGGGATTATCTCTGGTCTGCAGGAACAGTGTAAATACGAGCTTATTCCGGCGCAATACGAGTATTATGAAGTGAAGGGAATCCGGAAGATGCTGCAGAAAAGAAAGCTATTGGAGAAGTCCCTGTCCTACTATGCCGACTTCGTTTATTATCGTGATGGCGAATTAGTGGTGGAAGATGCGAAAGGGATGAAAACGAAAGAGTATATAATCAAAAGAAAACTGATGCTTAGCATACATGGTATCAGAATAAAGGAGGTTTAATCATGGCAAAGAAAATCATTCAATCACAAAGTAAACCGGACTGCCGGAGGTGTAAGTATGGAGGTGAAGAAAAGAATTATATGTGTTACTGCTCCGCTCTGAGTGTCTTTAGATCGGTAGGCGTAAGGCCGTGCAGTTATTATGTTTCTCGATAATATGGATGGATATACGTTAATGGAACAAATGCGAAGAGCACGCAGACGCAACAGGCTTACCGCTACCGAACAAGCACTATTTTATGAATTAGTTGCAGTTTGTAATAGCGAGGGTTGGGAGGACGTTTTCAGTTGCTCAAACATTGAACTATGCTGTTCCCTCAATATCGACGAGAAAACTTTAGTTCGGGCACGGTTATCTCTAATTAATGCAGGACTGGTTTATTATAAATCGGGTAAAAGCAGAAGAGTAGTCGGTTTATATTCTTTCTCTAAAAAGTTCAAAGATGAATCGCCAAAGAAAAAGCCGACTACCGGAAAAAATACGGTAGATGTGCCAACCGAAAAGCCAACCGAAAAGAAAGGAGATACGCCAGCCGATGCGCCAACCAATATGGGAGCCAATCAGCCAGCCGATGCGCCAGACTATATTAAAACTAAAACAGAAACTAAACTAAAAGAACTCTCTCTATCTCTCGACGAGCTTTCTTTTATCTCTTTTGAGTTTTTAGATGTCTTTCTGTTGTGGCTGGAATACAAAAAAGAACGAAGAGAAAAATATAAATCTGATCGGTCTGTTAAGGCATGCTATGACAAGTTAGTCAGATTAAGCGGAAATGATGCGAATGTAGCAAATGAAATCGTTAATCAGTCTATCGCCAACAACTGGGCAGGGCTTTTTGAACTTAAAAATAATTGTAGAAATGGAAACAAGGAGCAAACAAATGATGTCGATCAAACAACTATTATCATTCGGAAGGCCGACATCTGACCCTGTGCCCGCAAAGGATCGGGCAGAATGGTTTAAAGAGTGTTGCCGTTTTGTATGCAGCAATTTTCAAATAGACAAATCAAACCGAAATGTGATGAATCAAATATTTCTGTACATGGAAAAGGACAGGTCGAAACTGGACCCGGAAAAAGGTATTTTGCTTTGTGGCCCGGTCGGAACCGGAAAATCTACCATTATGCAGATAATGAACCGATACAGATACTTTGTAAGCGGACAGGATAAAGGCGGTTATCCGATGGGAGGTTTCCGTATTGATTCTGCTTCATTCATTGCAAATAGCTTTTCTATGCGAGGCAAGGATGCACTGGAATTGTACACGTACAACAATGGCAGTCCGCGCATGATGTGCTTCGATGAATTAGGGCGTGAACCCATTCCGGCAAAATACTTCGGTACAGAGTTGAATGTAATGCAATATATCTTTCAGTGCCGATACGAGCTCAGGAGAGAAGCCTTAACGCATGCAACAACAAATCTATCAATAAAAGATTTGCAACTTAAATACGGCGCTTATATCGCTGATAGAATTAATGAAATGTTTAATGTGATCGAATTAGGAGGCAGCAGCAGACGATGACACCGATAAAAAGAAATAAGAATCCAGCAGGTGACTTTAAAAAGTCAGTAGTTCGCATAGACCTCGATGACTGGAAGCGGCTCGACGCTATCAGAGCTAAATACAAATTCAAAAGTATCTACGAAATCATGCAATATCTGGTAGGTGCATTTCTGAGAGTAGCCGATCCGGAACACGAAGAAAATGACGATCCCATACCGGACGAAATTACGGAAATGTTCAGCGACTTTGCGCAGGCTGAGAGGCAGTTCAACTACTCAAAGCCGAAACGGGCATTGCCGCAACACGTGAAAGACGAGAAGAACGGACAACTACGATTTAAATTTTAAATAATGATTAAGAAACCAATCAACGCAAATTATTTGCAAGATGTTCCGGAACATCATAAGCCCGTGAACGAACAGAACCGGAAGTATATCGACCGATTCGTTACAGAGAATTACGAATGCTTAAACAGCAAGTTTAAAACAGACGAAAAGATCAATTCAAGCGGATTCGGGGCACTCGACAAGCTGAACGAGACACTTCTAAGGCTTTATACTGATCCGGATTTATGCTTTACGAACTGGCCGGATGCAGAACGGTATATGTCGAGCAAGTTCACTGAAAAAGAACTACGCATCCCGGTTCGGAAACCAAAGAGAGGGGATGAAGTGGAGAATTAATTTAAAACAATACAGGAATGAATAAAAAGGAGGCGGGGTGTAAATCCGCCTCCCTGTCTACTCTCAACCCTCTTCACGTATCCTTATCCGCTTGTAGAAACCAAGGTTTAAGTATGTGTAAGTTGTTGTTTTCGCTGTTACTGGGATGGGGTTCTGACAATTTTTGATACAATCTGATATTTTATTTGATAGCATCCCAGCTATTATTGATAGCAGGAATTCTTTCATAAAATGATTGTTTATTTTTAGTAACAGTATATACCTGGTAGGATTCGAACCACATATCCAATTGAAAGTTGGAGCTTAACCATTCGGCCACAGGTATAAAAACAGAAGCAAATATACATTTTTAATTGATAGAAAAAATATTATGGCAAAAATTTATGTAGCAAGTAGCTGGAGAAACTCATATCAGCAGGATGTTGTATCGTTTCTCCGAAATGAAGGTCACGAAGTGTATGATTTTACACATCCAAACAGTGACATGAATTATGGCTTTTCATGGTCGAATATTGATCCTAATTGGAAGAACTGGACCACACAGCAGTATCGGGAGGCTCTCAATCATCCGATTGCACAGAAAGGTTTTGAATTAGATTTCAATGCTATGAAATGGGCGGATGTCTGTGTTATGGTTCTTCCTTGTGGTCGGTCTGCTAATACAGAAGCCGGATGGATGAAAGGTGCAGGTAAAAGAGTTATGGTTTACTCTCCAAAGGAGCAAGAACCGGAGCTTATGTATAAGATATACGACTTCATAAGTGACAGTATGTTTAGAATCAATGATAAGATAAATAGAGTATAACAAAGCAGAAAGGAATCAAATTATGGAAAAGATGTATGTTGTAAGAAAGAGGAATGGAATACTTAATCTGTTCATCGGTGGCCATGCAATAAAATTACCTAATACATGGGGATTCACTGACGGTGCAATTGTTGTTCGTTTGGATAAAGAAGATTTTCCCAATGTGAAATGGGAAGATGATGAGCCGACGGAAGTTTTACTTGTCCAAAAGAAAAATAAATTCAAAGAATAATCCTCAAATCAAATTAGAAAGGAGCCAAACATGAAAGTAGGAGAATATTCATATTCTATACACGGACGAAATTACAGAATATGCGTGTGTGATTATTCAGACGGGAAAACACAAATATCAAGTCCCGTTCGTAACGAACCACTTTACATCGACCGAGAAGAAGCCCGGAAACGTGTATACGAGTTGAACGGCTGGAAGTATAAACCTAAAATGACAAAGCATGAATAAAGCAGAACATTACATTCAACAGACCACAACGGAACGAGTTCGTTCGCGTGGCCTGATTCGAACAGTCGCAACAGAGGCTATTCGAATACAGCGAGAAGAAACGACAGCAAATGCAGTCACAGTATTTAAACAGATGTGCCCGTCAAGAGTCAGCAAGGGTTGCGCGAATGTGACTCACAAGAAAGAAACTCAGTCAACCCGATGCGATGGGAATTGTAAGCGCATCAAGTATTTACTTGCTGGTATGAATAAGCTGGAATGAAGTATTTAATTAAACGGATTCAATGTGTATCGGGCGAAGTAACCGATACGCATTATGTGAACATTGAAACCAATAATATTGAAGCTACCAGAAAGGAACTGCACGCATGTTATCAATGCGATAGGATATTATTTAGCTATGAACAAATAAATAAAACACAATGAGCAGAAACCCATATTACATTAAAATGATCAACTCGCAGCGGTGGAAGAACCTACGTTGCGATAAACTGAGAGCTAATCCGGTTTGCGAAGTGTGCGAGGCGAACGGATTAAGTACGCTTGCAACCTAAGTACACCACAAAACCCCGGTTGAATCCGTTTCGCATGAACTCGGAATGAAACACCTTATGTTTGATCGAACGAACTTACAGAGCCTTTGCCATGCGTGCCACTCTGAGATACACCGACGCGCGTTTAGCCATTCGAAAGAAGCAATTCAGGCAAACAATAGACGGGCAACAGAGCGTTTTGCGGATAAGTTTTTGAAATGAAATTAAGAGGGTACGTCTACTTTTGACGTACCCTCTTAACTATTTATTGATCCATTCTATATTTTTTATTCCATTAGTTGGATATAATTTCGCATTTGTCGAGTCTTCCTGAACGACAATATATTTAGTACCTAGAAAAACTAATCTATGTTGTGCATCCGTTTCTATTATATCTCCATTAATAGACTCAATTTTAACAGTAGTATTATAGAAATGAGGTATTCTCTTCTTTACATCAGAGCAAAAAAATATCATGGCAATGAAAATCATTAAATGAAAAATAATATCACCTCTTCCATATTTGCAATATGCAAAGACAGCGCCTGCAATTATATAATAGATACTTGCCGCTGGATATAAGTCTAGTATAAACGAAGTTGTGACAATTATTAATATCAAAAACAATAATCCTCCCCAATAAAACAAACACCTCTTTTTAGAATATCTTCTTATATACTTACTTAAAGACTCTAAAATCTTATCTTTCCGCTCTTTTAATGAATCAAGCAGAGGGGCAGCAATTAGTGATATTCCACCAAACACAATAGAAAAAGAAATGAGTGACGGTATTAAAAAAGAAGCAAAAGTAAATTGTATATCATCCCATGTTATAATACTTGTCATATCCAAATCAAATGGCGCCAAACAATGCCAAATCATAACTAACGAGAAATAATAATACATGAAAGCGAACACACTTATAGTTGAAAGTATGTAGGAAATGTTCTTAGTATTCATTTGTGCAAGATTTATATTGTAAAATTTATTGCAAATATAAATATCTTCTTGTATATATACAAAGCGGGGTGGTCTTTTTTTGAGGGCGACAGACCGTCCAAACCCACGCCCACCAGTTTTTACACGCGCGGAGAATTTTCAAAACGAGGGGGTATCCGTTGGGGGTGACATTTTCCGTTACAATCTACGAGCTACCAAATACTTACTTAAAAAACATACGTGTAAAAAGCGCGTAAAAACATGGCAACTTTAGACGACATAACAGAAAAAATCCGTTCCGCAATGGAAGCACAAGGCACATACACCCCTGAACTTGATTTGTGTATAGAGCTTTGTGCCGGGTCTTATATGGCGTTCCGGATTGCTCTATCTGACATCTCAAAAAAGCGGATGAAATCTTTCACTAAAGAGATAACCCGCGAGAATAATGAAAAGCTGGTTGCACATCCGGCTTTTAAAACTCTGTTTGATGCGCTTGAAGCCACTCGCAAACAGTTACGCGAACTTGGTTTGACATTGCAGACCCTTGCATCAGGTGAAGCCGACGAAGTAACCGAATTAATTGACGAAGTAAACAAGGCGGATGACTATGAATAAGGAGGAACTTATACAGCTAAAGACTGCTACCGTTGACGCATTGCGCTCCGTTGATATAAACTCTTATCAGTTAGATAAAGCGGATATCCGGTTAAACACTTATATAGCCGGATGTATAGGCAACCCGGAGGCGCATAACCTTTACGAGTTACTTGCGATCCGTCGTTTCTTTTATCTGCTGGATAAATACGACTTTAGACCCGGTAAGGTCCGCCGCTTTATTGTGTTTTACGAAAAGTTGAAGTTTTCCGGCACTAAGGGGCTGACGCGATATAAGCTAACTCCGGTTCAGGTATTTCAATTCACGAACATACTCGGTTTTTATAGACCAGGGACAAATAAACGCCTGATTCGTGACGCTCTGCTATTTGTCCCTCGTAAATTCAGCAAAACGACAAGTATCGCAAGTTTGGCAGTATTCGACTTGTTGTTTGGCGATGCTAATGCACAAGCATACGTTGCCGCCAATTCCTACAATCAGGCTAAGATATGTTTTGATGAAATCCGCAACATCCTGAAAGCGTTAGACCGGAAGTTGCGACATTTTAAGATTAACAGAGAGATCATAAATAACAAAATAAAGGGCAAAACCTCTTTCGCCCGGTGTTTGGCGTCCAGTCCCGACAAACTGGATGGGCTTAATGCAAGCACGGTGATAGTAGACGAATATTCGCAAGCCGATAGCGCCGCTTTGAAGAACGTTTTAACTTCTTCAATGGGTGCACGGCTCAACCCTTTGACCATCGTAATAACAACCGCCTCAGACAAGCATACAACCCCGTTCACTGAAATGCTTTCAATATATAAAGCCATTCTACGCGGTGAGGCTGAGAACGATTCTATTTTCGCCCACATCTTTGAACCCGACATAGACGATGAAGAAGGTGATCCGGCAACGTGGTATAAAGTACAACCCCACATGGGGATCACGGTTTACGAGGACTTTTACAAGGACGCTTATCAAAAGGCGCTATATAGCGCACCTGACGCATTAGAGTTTCGCACAAAGCTCCTTAACATCTTTGCGGTCAATTCTGAAACGAAATGGATTGAGGCAAGGGAGATCGAGGAACGGTATAAGGCTATCCCTGTAGATAAGATCACAAGTCACCCGCCTACGATGGTAGGAGTTGATTTATCGGTACGTGATGACTTTTCAACTGTAACGTATAATATCTATTCCCCGGATACTAAGTCATTTCATTCCGTTACGGATTACTATTTTCCGGAAGGCGCTTTGCCCGGACACCCTAACCGGGAATTATATGAAGGATGGGTCAAGGCCGGATATTTGAAGCTATGTCCGGGCGAAGTGATTGACTACGAAATGATCGTGAATGATATTTTAGCCCGGGCAAAGTACTTGAAAATTCTCGGAATTGGATATGACCCATATAAGTCGGCTGAGTTCGTAAATCTATTATCCGCATCGGTTGGCTATGCAAATGACTACATAAGTCCGGTAAAACAGACATACGGAACGTTTACAAGTCCTATAGAATCGTTTGAACTCGCGCTGCATCGCAATAAAATAACATTTGACCCGAATCCAATAACGCCGTATTGCTTTGGTAATGCCGTTCTTGACGAAGATAGAAACATGAATAAAAAGCCGATCAAACGAACGCATAATAGTAAGATCGATTCAACGATAACGAATCTTATGACATTTTACCTGTTTAACACTTATACAAATTAAAATATGAAGATTTTCAATATTCTAACAAGACAAATACGTAGTATTTCCGAAGGTTTAGGCAATGGAAGTATTGCTCAAAATCAGGGTAACACAAATGCAAATGTACGTATAACCTCCGTTCCAGCTCAACCCGTTAATGTAAATTCGTCCGAAAAAGCAATGCAACTTGCGGCGGTATACAGATGCGTTTCCATTCTTTCCGGAACAATAGCCTCACTGCCTTTGCTGATAGAACGAAAACAAGACGGATATTTTTCTGTTGATGAACGCCACGAACTATACAAACTGCTTGTGCGCCGCCCGAATTTAAGGCAAAACTCTTATGACCTGATGCAGAATGCAGTTATACAGGTTGTGTTGGCTGGAAATGCCTACATTTTTATTCGCAGGACATGGGGAGAAATAAGCGAACTTATACTGTGTGCGCCTAATACCGTAACTTATGACAAGTTTCGCAATATATATAAGATTTGCGACCCTATCAACAGAGTAAACGGAACCTTTGAGGCTGATGATGTTATACATCTTAAAAACAAAAGTCTCGATGGAGGTTACACAGGAGTAAGTACAATCTATTACGGTTCCCGCGTACTCAGCATTGGGGGCAGCGCAGATAATCAAGCGCTCCATCTTTTTCAAAATGGAAGCAAGATAAAAGGTATTGTTTCAGGAGCCAAAGAAGGCACTCAGGGAATTGCCGGTATGACTGATACTCAGACATCAAGTGTTGCCGAACGGATCGAGAATGAATTAAATTCCGGCCGGGGTATCGTATCAGTAAGCGGCGACGCTTCTTTTCATCAGCTTTCGATAAATCCGATTGACTCTCAATTGCTGGAACAGATGAAGCACTCTATTTTAGAGATTTGCCGCATGTTCGGCGTACATCCTGATAAGGTCTTTGCCGGACAACCCACAAACTACAAAGCCTCAGAAATGGGACAAGTGTCATTCCTTACTGACACATTACTTCCTATTCTCAAACAGTTTGAGGCGGAACTCAATGTGAAGCTAATTCCTGACAGTGTATCGCATCTGTACCGTATCCGCTACGATATTGATGTTTTGTACCAAACTGATCTCGCAACGCAGATAACCTACATGAAAGGAGGCTACGAACTTGGTCTTTTTACCACAAACCATTTACGGGCAATGAAAGGATTGCCACCTGTTCCCGGTGGTGATACTGTTATGACCAGTTGCAATGTCGCCCCGATTGACAGTCCTAAAATCAGAGGTGAATCTTCCGGGGAAAATAAAAGCGAGCTACCAAATAATGAATAAAAAACATATGGTAAAAACGGTATGGAAATTAGAAGTTATACGGATATAGCATCACCCAAGATTTCGGAAGGCCGGATGATAGAAGGCTTTGCCGCCGTATTCGATCAGGAGAGCAGGCTTAATTTTGACCAGAAAACAAAGTGCTTCTTTATTGAAGTGATCGAGCGCGGCGCCATAACAGACGAGTTAATTCAATCATGTGATATAAGGGCACTGATTGAGCATAACGCACAACGGATGATAGCCCGTTCAAGATATGGAACCGGTTCTCTTTCTTTAATGGTGAATGATTACGGACTCGGATATAAGTTATCCGCTCCTAATACTCCGGATGGCGACTATGCAGTAGAAATGATTTCAAGAGGTGATTTGTACGGTTCATCATTTGCTTATTCTACAGATGACAAAAAGAACGTCACGTACAAGAAGTCGGACGGGTTACTCTATCGAATCGTTCACAAAATAGATCGAATTTCAGATATTTCGATTGTTGCCAACCCTGCCTATTATGGAACGGACGTCACTTTGCGAAGTTTAGAGGAAATAGACAGTTCACTAACAGATAATTACTACAAAGAACAAATTAATAACTTACGAAAATTTATCTAACAATGAAAAAGGAAATTAACAGAATTGCAGAAATTAAAGAAGAAATGCGCACAATGCTTGATGCGGCAGAAGTCGAAAAAAGATCACTCACCGAGGATGAATCCAAGACTTTTGCAGCTTTGAAAAATGAAAAAGATTTGCTGCAAATGAAGATCGAACGTAGAAGTCTCGATACTGAACCGGAAAGAGATCGGATTACTCCAACAAGAGCATTGTTTCCGCAAGCGGTTTACGATGTGGTATATCATAGATCACTTGATGACTATAACGGGGTTGTCACTGAGGACGGAATCAAAGTAGTTGAACGCGGTTTGACTGTGACCGATACAGCTACCGTTGCTGATATCGTGCCTGTTACAATCGGAGAAATCATTGACCCGCTGGAAAAAGGGCTTATCATTAATAAGCTGGGTATCAAAATGCAAAGCGGGCTTGTAGGAGAACTTATATTCCCCACTTTACAGGCTATTGAGGCCAGCATTGCGGGTGAAAACGCCGCAATTGGAGATACAAAACTTTCACTCGGAAAAATAAAATCCACTCCTAAGCGTGTGTCTATCTCTGTTCCGGTGTCAAAACGGGCTATCAGTCAGACTAATTACTCGCTTCAAGATGTTGTCTTGAAACAAATTTCACTGGGAAGCGCACGACTTCTGAACAAATGGATGTTTTCAGGTACACAGTTAGAAGGCGCCAGTTCCGGCCCATTCGTTAAAGACGCTTCTGTAACGTATACAGACTCCCCGTCTTTTGCTAATGTTGTCGCATTGGAAACGGCGGTTATGGCTGAGGGTGTCGATGTAACCGACGGAACTGCCGCATATGTTTGTACTCCGGCTGTTTATGGACAACTAAAATCAACTCCGATTGAAAAAGGATCACCTAAAATGATTCTTGAAGATGGTAAGATTAATGGTTATCCGGTACTTGTCACCTCCTATATGGCAACCGATACTATCGGTTTTGGTGTGTTCTCTTATGTTGCCATCGGGCAGTTTGGCGATATTGACTTAGTGATTGACCCCTATACACAAGCCAAAAGCAATATTGTAAACTTCGTGTTAAACTCAGATTATGATATTGTGACTGCGCGAAGCGAAGCTTTTGCCGTAGCAAAGAAAGCAGCTTCATCTGCCGGAGCATAACGACCAAACTAAGTATTAATCAAAGGCTGGGGCTTCGGCCTCGGCCTTCTTCATTTCTAAAAGATGAAAGAATACGTAACACTTGAAGAGTTAAAGCAACATCTTAATGTTGATTTCGACAATGACGACGCTTATATACAGGGGTTGATCATTCCGGTACAACTCAGTATCGAGGCTTATCTCAATGCCCCGATTGAATCGTTCGTTAAAGACGACCGGATAGACCCGCGAATCTGGCATGCCATTCGTATTATAGCTGCAAACTATTATGCGAACCGTGAAGATATAACTTTCGCCACGCCTAATATCATTCCTGGTCATATTGCCTTCTTACTTCAACCCTTAAAACGATATACATAATGCAGGCGGGACTATTGACAGACATTATAAGTTTTCTACATCCCCAGACGATTCGCGATGCTTTGGGCGGTACGTCTGAGAGATGGATGGAAGCTTTCAAGAAGCGTGCGTGTGTCCGGTATAAATCCGGTACGCGCAAAGAGATAAACGGCGAGGTGCTCAACACTCACACCGTCACGATCATGGTACGTTACAGCAGAGATATAAGCGAAAAAATGCGCATTGTCTACGAGGGACGTAAATACAAAATAGCCTTCATCCATCCGGATAGAAAGGCACAGTCTATAACCATCGAAGCAGAATTAATCAATGAGTAATATTGTACAAGCATCCTACCGGGTTGAGGTTGACGCCTCTAAGGTTAATGCGTTATTGGCCGCACTGAATGACAAGGAGGCAAAGAAGGCTATTAAATCCGGACTCCGTAAATCAGCAAGTATCATTCGAAAGCAAGCGCAAAAAAATTGGGTTGCATCTGTTCCGGGTGGGGCTGGATTGAAAAAAGAAATAAATATTGCAGTTTACCGCAATGCGTCCGGCGCACGGGTTGACTTACTCGACAAACGGCGGAAAGGTTCAAAACAGTTTGTTTTGAAATTCTTCGAAAGCGGTACGGAACAACGAGCTACCAATAGAGGAGCAAACAGAGGTATTATAGAGGCCACTCACTTTTTTAAAAGCGCAGTAGACTCTAAAAAAAGTGAGGCTGAGAACTCACTGGAAAGAAACATTTTGGATTCAATACAAAAAGTAATAGATAAAAAGAAATGAGCTTATCAATCAGCAAACATACATTCTCAAAACTCAGTGAGTCGGAAAGTTTAACGCAACTTGTCGGAGATAGGATTTATCCTATTTCTACTAAAAACGCTACTTCTTTCCCGTTCGTTTTGTATAAGCGTAGTGCACTTACTCCGGCTTATACAAAGGATAGATACGCCAGTGGGGATAGTGTCACTATTGAGGTTATTGCCGCCAGCGATAACTATTCAAATTCAGTCGAGGTTATTGAGGCGGCACGCAAAGCGCTTGAAGGGAAGCGGGGTAAATACGACGATTTCAAAGTAACGGGTGCTAAACTTATCGCCGCCGATGAAGATTTCATTGAAGAAACTTTCATCCAGCGACTTACATTTGAAATTGAGACGGATTCAGTAGAGTAACTAACATTTAAATATTGAAAACAATGAAAGCAAATGCAGTATTAGGAAAAGATTTCATGCTATTTGTCGGCGGAAAGGCGCTGGCGTTGGCTACATCCTGTAAATTGTCAATCTCGGCCGAAACGATTGACACACAAAGTAAAGATTCCGGCATTTGGACGGAAAAAGACATAAAAAAATTGTCTTGGAACGGTTCAAGTGAAAACCTATTCAGTGCAGACGATAAAGTAAACGGATATGATGTTCTTTTGGACTTAATGTTAAAACGCAAGCCTATCGAAGCAAAATTCGGTATTCCGGCAAACGCAGATTCAGATGAAGTTCCCTCTTCCGGTTGGACTCTTCCGGCCGCATCTTATTCCGGTAATGTCTTAATTACAAATCTAGAATTAAATGCACCTGATGGTGATAAAGCAACTTTCTCCGCCACATTCGAAGGCACAGGAAAACTTAGCCCCAGAGTGTCCGGAGATGGAGGTATAGTGGATGATCCGACCGCGTAAACGATGGAAAGGGCGGGAATCCCGCCTTTTCTTTTTCTAACTCAAAAAACTTATCATAATGAAAACGATCACTATCAAAAAACAGAAGTACATTTTAAAGTATACATTGCGCGCCTTCTTTATCTTCGAAAATCTCACAGGTAGGCAGTTTGCGTTCGGCCGGATGTTGGACGAATATCTACTGTTTTACTCTATTCTTCTGGCAAATAACAAAGATACATTCTTAATGCCTTTTGATGAATTTATAGAGGCGTGTGAGTCTGATCCGGCTCTGTTTCTCTCTTTCAAAGAGTTCTTCGTAAAAGAGATTGAATTACTTGAACAGGCAGCAGATAGCACAAAAAAAAAGACGACTCCGAAGAAGCGTGCAGTATCCGGGAACTCTACGCCCGCGTTGTAGGTGAGGGCGGTATTGCACCTGATTATTTCCTCGACCGGATGACGCTCACAGAAGTTCGCTACTTCTTAGAGGGGTTAGGCAGGCGTAACCGGGAAAGCTGGGAGCAGACCCGGATCATTGCGTATGTCATCGCTCAGGCGAATAGCACAAAACAACTAAAGCAATCGGATATACTTCGTTTCCCATGGGATGAAGCGAAGGAAGACGAAAAGAAACGCACATCCGTTACGGATGAAGAAGTGAAACGATTGCGGGCAAAAGCAAAACTAATCGAAAAAGAAATGAATCATGTCTGATATAATAACACGACTATTACTTAAAACGAATGACTTTGACGCAAACCTAAATCGGGCAAAAGGTTCGGTTAACAGCTTTCAAGGCGGTATTTCCAGTATGGCAAAAACCGCCGGGGCTGGTATAATGAAGTTTGCCGGGACAATTGGCATTGCGGTGGGGGCCAGTGAAGCGTTTATGAAAACGATACGCGGTTCTCAGACAACCAGCGATGAGTTTGATGCCCAGATGCGCACATGTCAGACATCTGTAAATGAATTTTTCACCAGTTTGTCTACCGGGGATTTTACTTATTTTCTGGGTGGATTGGATAGTATAATATCCAAGTCCAGAGACGCGTATGCAGCATTAGATCAATTAGGAAACGCCCGCATCAGTTACGACTATTTTCGGGAAGATTTTAATGCTGCTATGGCTGAGTCCCGTAGTGTAGCTATGGATAGTACTGCGTCAAAAGAGCAAAGGGAGGCCGCATTAAAGGAATGGACAAAAGCTCTTGAAGATAAAAAAAACAAGGCGTCATCTGTCAGTTCAGATGCTCTTACAGCTTTAAAAACTGTATTAGTTGAAGGAAATCTGTTAAATGCTGACGATGTGACATTGGAAGACTTTGCCAAGGTGCTTAGCTATGATGTTGCCGGAAGTAAACGCGATGTTCTAAAGTCTGAAATGGCTAATAAGTATGATACTTATAAAATCAAATATGCCGAATTAGAGCGGCGTAAAAAAAACGGAGGGCTTGCAGACTGGGCATTTCCGGAGTCAAAAGAAGCAAAAGATAGGGCATCTCTTAATGATTTTATAGCTTCTAAGCAAGCCGAACTCAATAAGGAATATAAGGATGCTATTTTGTTTCAACAGGCTATTGTAAAATGGAAAGATGAAGAATTGATCAAAGCGGTGCAGTTGGGAAAAGAGTACAAACAAATAAATCAGGAACTTGCCAATGATAAGAAAACATTTGATAGGGTTCGGGATAGAATCAATAAACCTAAAAAGAATCCAAAAGAAAACGAAGAAAAAAAGCCCTTAAAGGATACTCTTTCATGGTATGACATCCAGATAACGGAGTTAAACAAAACTCTTGTAAGTTCTGCATATAGGCAGGCACGCGCCACTATTCAGGCCACAATAAATGAACTTGAACAAAAGAGAATAAGCCTAAAAATGCAGATCGACGGTGATGTATTCAAAGGCAAGCACGGCGAAATGAAAGATGGTGAATTGTTATTGCCAGCCTCTAAAGTTCCGGATATAGCCAAGATTTACTCCGATTCCGGTACAGAGTTTGCCAAGCTGGAAAGCATGTATAGTGAAATGATTGCAGAAAGACAGAACGCATTATCAAAAGCAACAGATGAGGAGCAGCAAGCATTTATTCAATCTCAGATCGGCAAGCTAAAAAGTACATTGAAAGAACTTCGTTCCATGCAGAAAGAATCAGATGTGACAGGTCATATCTATGCTGCCTATCAAAACAATGCAGGTAGTAAAAAACAGGGTTCATTTGATTTAAGGAAAGAAATCGGAAACATGAAGTTGCCCAAGTTCGAATCTCCAATAAAAAAAGAGGATATTGATTTAAATCAGCAGTATGCTGACTCTTTAGGAGATGTAAGTAATGTTATGGGCAGCTTATCCGGCCTGTTTGATAGCAATACTGCATCTGTTTTGCAGTGGGGCAGCAGCCTAATAGGAACTATAGCACAAGCTATCCCAAAAATCTTAGAAATGTCTACGGCTAACGAAATAGAGGCCGCTTCCGCTACTAAAAGCGCATCCGCAAATACTTTGACGGCTGGTTCAGAGGCACTAAAAGCACATGCAGGTATTCCATTCGTCGGTATTGCAATGGGGGTTGCTGGGGTTGCAGCGATAATTGCCGCAATGGCAAGTATTCCCAAATTTGCAAACGGCGGTATCGTTCCTGGAATTTCGTTTGCAGGTGATAAAGTTCCTGCAATGCTAAATAGTGGTGAAATGATTTTGAATGGTTCACAACAAGCGAACTTATTTAAAATGCTCAATACCGGATTGAATATTAGCCACCCCAACATTTCACTACCTTCCGGTCATCTGGCGGGCATAATCTCACCCTCTGAGAATGATCGCAGAATTGATGTATCTGGCGACTGGATACTAAGAGGCGATACCATTTTTTTACAACTAAAAAACTACATGAAGAAAACAGGAAAAAAATTATGATGAATTACGGCACAATATATACACTATACTTTCGATCACGGAAAGAAGAAGATAACTATACGGTAGAAATACAGAAAGAAGGCTATACAGGGCGAGTTGCTGAGTTAACAGGGAGCGGCGACGCTCCTTTTTCTGTAGAAATTGCGGATGATGACTTTCTTTATGTTCCTACCCGTTTTTCTACAGCTACTATTAGAGTTGTAGGAAACGACTACTTGCAAAGCCTATACTCGACCGGATATCAGCAGTACCGCGTTAACTTTAAGCAAGGTAATAAAATTGTTTGGACTGGATTCGTTACCCCAGAATTATATACTCAGGATTACACTTCCAACAAATTTGATTTAGAAGTTCAGTGCGTATCTGCAATGAATACATTAGAGTATATCAACTATAAATTAAAAAACGAAACGGACAAAGGATTTATTTCACTGTGGGAATTATTGACACGTTGCGTCTCCGAGTCTCACGGTTCTTATTCGGCTATATATATTCCACATGTTTACGCTAAAAATTTGGCAGATTATGATGCAAATACAAACATCTTACAGAGCATGACAATTAGTGAACAAAACTTCTTCGATGAAGATGATAAACCCATGACTCTAAAAGAGGTGATTGAAGAACTATGCAAGTTCCTTAACTGGACTTGCGTTGACTACAAAGGTGAATTATACTTTGTAGACGTAGATCACCGTGGAGACTATTATAAATATGTTCCTAATTTTTCATCTTATACATTTGAATCAGGAAATGTTGTTAGTGTGCAAAATATCGGCTTTAGCGGTGCGGATCATACACTCGATATTCTGGGAGGTTACAATAAAGCTATTGTAAAAAACAGTAATTATCCGGTAGGAAATTTATTACCAGAAGAGCGATTTGAAGAAATGCAAATTTTAAAAGTGCTCGATAATGCAAATGATAAAAATCAAGTTTGCCACAGGGTGTTTCTTATCCCTAATCAGTGGGAAACGATAGTATTCAAAGAAGGTCTAACGATAAAAGTTGATGATTTGCAAAAATACAAAGATATAGTACACACATTTGAAGGGGCTATTCCCATGAAATATTGCACATATAAACAAAATAAGGATTTAAATGGCAATTGGATTCCTGAAATAACCGACTATTCATTTACAAACGTAATTCAAATAAGAAGGACTAAAGAACGTTATGAAGCCGGGCCACTAAGTACGTGCAAAGTAATGACCACCAAAGGCGCTTCTGCTATATACTCAAACGGAATATTTTGTATATCAGGGAGCTATAAGTTTATTAATTCTGATGATATGATACCATGGGATAATAGTTCTGTTTCAGATGTTCTTTATGCACAAATACGTATTGGTGGTATGTATTATGGAAGTCTCAGGCCAGATGCAGGGCAAAAAAATACATGGGCGCAAAATCCAGAATACGCATTTAAATTGAAACCTGAGAGAGTTGAAGCAAAGCAAGATTATGTCTCAATAGAAAACCAAAAAACGTTATCAATGCCTTATACTGGAATAAGCGGTGTGATAGTCTCCATTGATAGAGTTTTGCAAGGTGATTTTGAGTTTACTCTATTGATGCCCGTCGGAAAAAATTTCAGCGCCGGCGGGGTTCTTGTGAAAGACTTTAAGATCGTATATCAAAAACCAGATGACGAAAAGCTTATATCTAACAGCAGCATAGACCGCTATTATGAAAATGTCGTGAATGAAGATTACATTAACGAATTGGACGAAATCGAATTTAAAATATCCAGTTACAACAACGACGGTGCATGCTACAGCAAAGTAATGTTAGGCGATAACTATCTAACCGACAATCTCTATTCTTCTATTGAGCAGAAATTAGTCCGGCCGGAAGAGCATTTGATCCGGCGCATTATTAATCAGTACGGAGCTACCAAATTTAAGCTTACGCAAATACTGGTAGATGACGAAGCAATTACTCCTATCACAACTATAACCGATAAGTTTCAGCCAAACAAACGGTTTACGATCACGGGCGGTACAATTGACTTCGCGATGAATCAGTTTAATTGTAAGATGATTGAAAATGGTAGATATTAAAACTACATCCATACCCGCAAAGCCCCGGTCAAAGAACTATCCGGCCGGGGCTGTTATCACCCGGGCAACCGGCGGCGTTACTGTTAACGGCGGTGGAGGTGGAGGTGCTTCGGTTGACATTGTAAAGGCTACCGATACAAAGTCGTTTACCGATAGCAACGTACTGTCTTCGCTCCGGACACTGTTAGAAATCCGTTCGCGTATCATTGCCGAATCGGATACAACCACGGAATTAACCGATGATAATACGCTTTCTTCAAAGCGCACTTTGAAGGAGATAGATGCAGCGATTAAAGAGGCTTTGAAGAAGATAGATGATCTTTATTTAAGCAAGGTAAAAGCGGATATAGCTAAAGAGCCTATCACTTTCCTGAAAGGGCTGTTTGTTGGTGATGGGCTTACATTTATCAACGAAAGTGGCGACACGGAATTGCAATCTTTAGTTGCCCGGATGAAAGTTAAAGCCGCTACATTGGAAGTAACCGGTTCGGCCAATGTTGGCACACTCCATTCGGAAGGGAATATTTCAACAGGCGCGGATATTTGGGCTAAAGGTGACACGCATACTTTAAATTTACTCGTTCAGGCACTTGCAAAAACATACGATCTGAATGTTGAGCACGTCGCAACCCTGTTTCAAACCATAGTCAAGGACTATATCAGTTCAGAAAGATTCATCCCCGGACTGATGGGTGAAGGGATGAAGCTATACAAGGCTATCAATGGGGATTGGAACCTTGAAATAGATAATGCCGTAGTCCGTAAGGCCATGACCATTTTTGAACTTATCATTTCGAAAGTTCGTGCGGTTAACGGCGGTCTGGTGATTTCATCCGCCAACGGGCGTGTCAAGTCCGTTTCGGAAACATCCGGTGATCCGGCTTACTATGTTTTAGGTATAGAGGGCGACATGATGTTTGTCACTGATGACTTGGTACGTTGTCAGGTCTACACATCCGGACACGTTAAATACTACTGGGTTCCGGTTGCCTCGGTGAATGATGATTCGATTCTTATACTTAAATCCGTATTTCCCAATGGTACAACTCCGGCCGTTGGTGATGATCTGATTCAAATGGGTAACCTCACGAATCCGAACAGACAGGGCATTTTGTATCTCACAGCTTCGGAAGATGGTAAACCGCGCATTTCTGTACTGGACGGGGTAAACTCCACGTCTTTGGCCGGAAAGAACAAAGTGATTTTGGGTTGTCTCGATGGCATGACGGATACAGACTTTCCGGCTGACTTCCAACCCTCCGGATACGGCCTATATGCGATGAACTGTTTCCTGAAAGGGATTTTCATTCTGAGAAATGGAAAGAGCATCGAACAGGAGTTTAGTAATATTGCTACCGAGTTAGCGGCTATACCGGGAAAGATCGAGCTTGCCATACGCAGTATGAAAGTAGCGGACGTTAATCTGCTTTACGACTCTAACCACAAACTAAATGCCAACCCCTATCAAATGGGAGCGTATAAGTATGACGTTCATTTAGAAGCAGGCAAAACCTATACCCTTACAGTGTGCTATAAGTGTGCGGACTCTGATGTTATCAGGGCGTATAACAATCCTTCGTACGGCTGGATAGGCACTTTGCCGAAAAGCGCAGAAGAAACGGTACTTTCGCAGCCTATAACGCCTATTAATCCGGATGGGGCATATTTCTACTTCTATAAGTTTCCCCAACAGGAATCAACGGAGACATACATTAAATGGGCTGTAATCACCGAGGGTAGTGTGGGTGTAGCTAATTGGATACCGTCTGCAACTGAAAGAAAATTAAATATCGGAGGCGAAAATCTGATGTTACAATCCCAACAGGCGTTGGATGGATCAGGCGCACAATATGCGTTTCAGTTATCGAAAGCGTGGACGGATTTAAAAGGCAAAACCTTAACAATCTCGTTCGACTATGCGTATAGCAATCTAAAGATGGGATCATCACAAAGGTTCGGGCTTGAAAAAGCTATTTATAAATCGGGCACCTCCCAATATTACTATATCGGCGCATTTAAGTATGTAGATTCTACCAGCCCCACGGCTGACAAAGGTAGGTACGTCCACACTATCAAAGTCCCCGAAGATATAGAGGACTCTTTGGATACTGATATTATTGCATATATACAGTTAGGCGCTGGATCAGTTTGCCGGATCAATAACTTTCAAATAGAAATAGGAGACACGGCGACCGGATGGAAGCCTGCCCCTAAAGATTCTTTCACTGAGTCAAAAAAGTACACCGACACACAAATACTTGCCGTTGACGGGAAAATTGAACTATCCGTTAAAACTAAGGTAGAAAATTTGGGTATAGGTGCTAACAATTTGTATAGTTACACAAGTTCAACGCTTAATACTTTATATCCATCTCCTACTATTGAAAGGCAAATGTCTCTGCGTGGCTTCTATTTGGTTGGTTCACAAGGTAATGGAGGAGCTATGCGGATACCTAATATTATCCCGCCTATCCCCGGTAAGTATACCGTTTCCGGATGGATTAAAGGTAGTCAAAATACCCCAGTTGGTTTTACAATTGATGTGTGTGATTCTGAAAACGTAATTGTTAAATCAACAGCAGATAACCAATGGAGTTATTTCAAGCATACATTTAACGTAACGAAAAATACAGAGGAACAAAAGGATGTATATAATTTTGTTGATATAGAAAGAATTGATTGGGCTTATATATGGGTAAAAGACTTTAAAGTAGAAGCGGGTGAAATTGCAACCGCATGGAGTCCCAATTTTCAGGATGCAGTTTACAAAGGTGCTGAATATACCAATAGTCAAATTAGTGTAGTCGAAGGTAAGATAACATCCACCGTTGAAAAGATAAATACCGTTGCTGGACGTGTTACCGGACTTGCTTCACGCGTCGAACAGACCGAAAAAAGTATCACGTCTGTTGTTGGACGTGTAGACGTGCTGGATAAAACAGCCGTTAGGGTTGCTACGAAGGTTATTGATTTGGTTGGTTGGGATAACAATAAATTCTATCCTTTAGTTATCAACATAGGACAAAACCACAAAAGAAAGATTGAAATAGACCGTCCGTTAGATGGTGCACTTGGAAAGCCTTCATACAGTACTCACGATGGCGGTTTTTCTATGAACTTAACGTTTGAAATGTCCGGTAGCGGTTGGGGGAGCTCTGTTAAGACAACAAATATCTTTGACTATTATAAGGCATGGACTTCTACGGGTGCAAAGATAGTTGTTGATTTGGGACAAATAACCGAATCGTCACAATGTGTAATGGGCATCAGAGGTGGCTCTAAGTACTACGTATATTTGCATGACGAGGGTAATGCAGATAATATACATTACTACCAAACTGATTATACCGCACCATACGGGCAAAAGTTCCCCGTTCGCACCGATGGAACTGAACCCGTCCGCACATACGGATACTATACCGAAATAAAGCAGACGCAGGAAAGCATAGCTTTAACTGCAAACAAAGTGGACGATCAAGGTAGGCGATTAAGTGCGGCTGAGTTAACTCTAAGTTCAGACCACGCAAAATTAAGCGTAGTAGAACAAACGGCAAATTCCGCCAATTCCTTAGCAGGAACAGCGAACAGCAAAGCCAACACAGTAGACGGTCGTGTCACCGCCACCCAAAACGGCTTAGTCGAAACCGGAATCAACATCACGTCCCGAAAAATCATTCTGAAAGCCGATAACCTGCTATTCCAAAATAACACAGGTCAACAGACAGCCGCCATCAACGCAAACGGCAAACTGTCTGCCAATGTGATTGAAGCGGCGGAAGTGGTGGCACAGGCATTTTCAGCACAGAGGATCACAACCGGAAACCTTACGGTAACTGATGGTGCAAAGATCGGTGCCTGGAATATATCGGGAGGCTCTCTTGTTTCGGCAAGCAATTCGCAGGCTAAGATCCTGTTAAACATGTCCGGTAATAAATTCCTTCGTATTAACGAAGAGGGGGACAGCCCTACAACTTCACGCACAGCATTGATGTCCATACGAAACGACAATTACAGTGGTCTAAGTATTGAATCATACGGAAGTTCCGGTTTTGCTCTAAGATGTTTGGCTAACGCAGGCACTGCAAATTCGATAGAATCGTATGGAAGTCATATTTTCGCCCAAAGGGGCGGTGAAAAGTGGAACGCTCCCGGAATGCTGTGTACCGGATATGTATATCAAGCGGGTACAGTCACTAATGAATGGGGCAACGGGTGCACCTTAACCAGTGCACAGAAAATAGCTACTGGAAAATACAGGATATACCACAGTTTGAAGCATCTGCAGTACGCTGTTTTAGTACAAGGCTTAGGGGGGTATGGCTGGGTATTCGGTCAGGTAGAGACACAAAACAACTCTTATTTTGAGGTTTTAATGCTTGACGCAAACAAGGGTCCCCGTGATTGTCCATTCCGTGTGTTCGTTGTAGGTCGCAATGTTTGGTAAATGCCCATTGTGAGCGCAGATTACAATAATAAATTCAAAAGAAATAGAATATGAAAATCAATTTTAGAAGAATTAAAGTAAAAACAGCTATTGATGGAGAAATTAAAGAGTTCGACGTAGCTAAAACAGTAGGAAACGCTATTTACTGTAATACACCCGATTTGGGTGAATTGGAGTTTGCCCAACGGATATATAAAGAAGGTGAAGTTGAAGTTGACGAACAAGGTGCAAATATCATTCGAAATTACGTTGATCCGGCTCCGATCCTCGCAGTGGTGAAAACCGCTATTTATAATGAATTAGACAAAGTAATTATGAACTCTCAAAATCAATAAATTATGTTTCAAGAAGAATCAAGAACAGTTCAAGTAAACGGTAAAGCCGTTTCAGGAGATTATCAGTACAATGTAAACTACAGTGTCAATAACGATAATCTCAGTCGTCTTCATTGTGAAATCATTAAAACGGTCACGGAAGAGATTGACACCCCTACAGGTAAGCAACCCGTAACCTCCGGGCGGTATATCGGGTATTTGCTGTTAGAATCAGGCAGTAAACAAATGTCCCTTCCGGAGTCGGAGAATGTTGCAGCGCACTTTGAAGTATTCGATCAGATCACCAAAGAGGTAAAAGCCACTTTAGAGCCCAAACCGGCATCTAAATCCAAGTAACAAGAATCCGCCCTGTCTTCACAGATGGGGCGGAAAGATGCGGTATAAAGGAAATGAATAATAACCGTAGTTTATTCATACCGCATTTGATAATACTTATTTAAGATGTTCTCTCAATAACACGTAAATTCGTATAATTGTTGTACATTCTAATAAAAAAATTATATAGAGTAAAATAGTTCTTATCAACATAGGTTGCATCATAGCTATGATGGTTTGCTACTTTTAGGGAATTAGTTTCTTTAAAAAAATAATAAATATACTATTTAAATTTATATATCCAAGAATATGAAAAATTTGAAGATGATTGCATTGATTGCCTTGCCTCTTTCTCCTTTGCTGGAACTCTTTGAGCGCTATGTCTTTGGTGACTGGGAGTTTGTCAAATGGTTGATTGTCCTTGTATGTGTTGATACGGTGCTCGGCTTTGTCAAGCACTGGTTATCCAAAGACATCAGTAGTAAGGCATATGGTATGATTGGGCGTAAGCTTATCATTTACAGTTGTGTATTGATCCTGTCACATGTGATGGGTAATTTCTCGATCGCCGGTCAGGTGGTCGATAGTTTCGTCTGGTTCCGGTATTTCGCTTGTACGGCATTAATGATACGTGAGGCCTTAAGTATTATTGAGAACGTAGAAGAGATTTGCCCGGGCTTTTTCCCGAAGGCTATCATAAATAAGCTGAAGGGGTTCGATAATGTTTCGGGAAAGAAAGAGTAGTTTAGATAAAATCTCCCGTCGCTACGCTTAGCGACGGGGAATTACACAAACAAAACAAACAAATGTATAACTTTATCTTCCCAGACCAAGTTTACAAAATATAAAATATTGGAATACAAAGGTTGATTTTTATTTTTAATAAAAGTGTTAATAAAACCGCTAAAAGAATAATATATGCAATATTTTTACTCCAAGAATTAAGTCATAGCGATGTGGTTACAGTGCTTGGAACAAGTAATGTTCTGATAGTTAAAGTAATTCATTGTTTAGCGAGGTTGTTTTAGAATATTTTGACCAATTTGGGATAAATATCATCTCTTGAGACACTGTTGCAACATTCGGTGGCTATCATTACGGAATGGCTGATGTTACATTAGCGATGAAGAAAAAAGCAGGAGTTGTTATTGGACTATTTTTTAATTGAGTCGGTTTTTGACTTATTAATAATGGATGCACATAGCATTTATCTTAAATGCATTTATTATTTTGAAAGATATAGTTTTTCATCTGTATGCAATAAGATACGGCGTACTATCTTCACAGACCGCATAACCGTGTTTTTAAAGTTTAAGCATGTTATATAGCATATTTATTCCTATAAAAGTTCATTGTGTATCTATTAAAAATGCTTATAAACCTGTGGGATAATAATATTTTTTATCATGGAGATATTTTCATGGAGGGAATAAATAAGGATAATTATTGAGCTTGTGTAATGAATTTGTATTTAAAAATGTGAAAACAAGAAATAACGCTTCTACCTTCACAGGCAAAAGCGTTACAAACGGCTATTAAGGCAACAAAGTTATTGATTTATGTTATGTTTTATCTCCTTAACAACTTAACTCTTGAAAAGTTTTATAAACTAATAAAAAAATAAACAATATGAAAACAATTGATTCAATCATTATTCACTGTTCGGCCACGCGCTTCGGACAGGATTTGCGTGCAAAAGACATTGACCGGATGCATAAACAGAGAGGCTTTAATCAGATCGGGTATAATTACGTAATAGATATTGATGGGACTGTGGAGAACGGTAGGCCCTTGTCTGTGGACGGGGCACATTGCAATACGAAAGGGGACAGTGGGCGGTCGTATAACAAACATTCGATTGGTATCTGCTATATCGGCGGCCTGGATGTCAATGGGAAAGCTGCTGATACCCGGACAGAAGCGCAACGAATAGCTTTGCGCGATT